TCTCGTGACCATTGCTACAACCTCGACTAAGTTGATCTTAGCTAAAATATCTGTAATAGAAATGATCTCGTGTCTAGCATCTTGCCCAAAAGCTTCAAGCTTACTCTTGCCTACAGCGATCCCGCCTGTAAACGGAGTTGGGTATATCCAAATATTAGTAGGTAAACTAGGGATCTCATCTGTTGGTTCATTAGGGAAGAAATAATTACCACGTAACATGGCTGCTGCATCCGACACCATTTGCTCTGTCAGCTCGTACCTGATCTGACCATTGAGGTTCTTTAATTCTGTATGGTAGTATGATACGGGAGCATTGTATTGATCCATCAGACCTTTGTTAACATCGTCTTCAATCTGATACAGTGCTATATCTTGAGCAATTGAAGCTTGAGCAGTGATTGCCCCTTCTTTTTGAATAGGAAGAGTCACTAACTTACCTGAAATGTCAATCCTCTGAACTTGGGTGAGCACTACTTACCTCTCATGCCTAAGGGAAGTTTGTTAAACTTCTCCTCGATCATTTGCTTTTTAGCTCTTAGATGAACCCTATTCTCGTAGCACTTATCTAGATTCTTAGTAACGGTCTTAGGAAGCTCGAAGCTGATCCCATCTCTAACATCTATGATGTTTCTAGTGCTAGTATTAATGATTCTAGCTAACTCTAGAACAGAGCTATCTTTCAAGAAGAACAGTATTTTTTCTCGTGTGTCCATTTGTATCTCCATCTAAGGTTTTATCATGACCTTAGAACTGTATGGGCCTTGTGCAATGGAGAACACCGGAATACCCAAGTTTCCAATACCAAAGAACGTTGTTGATGTAATGAGGGCTGGCTGACCACCAGGACCACCGACTTGAACGATCCCGTCTAGAACAATTTGTGGAGCGCTCATCTTGATTTGCTTAGCTTCTAACTTGAAGTTTGCTTGTAGCGACGCAGTCATGCCCTTAGCTGTGATTTCCACATCGTTCTTAGCAGTGACCTTGAGAGCTTCACACGTCATAGACGCAGAACCCGCAGCTTCTAAAGCCATCTTGGCAGCTGTTTTAATTGTGATGTCTTCTTTTGCATCAACAGAATAAGTACCTCTAGAAAGAGCATTGATCGACTTGCCTGCTTCAAAACTAACACTCTTCTGAGTCTTGTCCATACGGATTCTTTCGACTTCTTTCTCTTCCATTGGCATAATAGCACCCGTCTCCGGATCCCTTTTACCGCCTGCAGAGTCATTGATCTCGAAAGAACCATCTTTTTCTAGTCTGATCTGAGTGCCGCCCTCGCCTTTCTGATCACCCAAATTATCTGTTGGGCCACGCTGGACGATCCTGAACGAACCATCATCATTAATGCCGAAGTTGATACCGTTGTATTCCCACTCTAAAGCTTGACCATCTTCCTTGCTAAGTCTATTCTTACTACCGCCATGCTGCAAACAACCTACAATGACTCCCATGTCTGAATTACCATTGAGACATAGCATAAGCACTACTGAACCTGTATTCTTAGTTAGATCTTTAATGTTTTCATTTTCGTGCTTTCTCAGCTTGAACCTGTAAAAGTCTGCAATGCCTCCAAAAACGTCAAAAGCCATTACATTCTTATATGTGACTGGAGCAACTCCACCATTCCCATTCTGTTCAAAAACTAAAACGTCATATTCAGTGCAGAATTTACCTTGATTGTCTTGGTCGTCTTTTTCTCTGATTCTAGTGACGATCCCTTGTTTGAATGAAAAATTTCTGAATTGCTTTTCACCGGCAGAAAACTCTTTACCGCCTTGTTTGAATAGTCCATTAGGCAACACTGGGCCTGACATTATTTTCTCCTAGGAGGTACGTTCGGGTTGAATGGTGGACTGACGATGTCTTTGACTCGCTCGCCATCTTCTCTACCTGCTACATCTTGTACATCAGTAGCGCCTGGGTAGAACTGCTCAAATTGGAAGTCTTCTTTAGCTAACTCATCATAGTCTGTATGAACCATTTCTGGGTATACAGGTGTAGAAGCATTACTGCGCTCATCCATACCATTACTTAGAGCAAAAGCTGTCCTAAACATCGGGACACCTTTAGGAGAGATCGAGCACACATGAGTGATCGACTCCATCTGATAAACTACTGATCCTAACTGTAAATTATCCCCTACAGATACTGGCTCCACGATGCCTGCACTGCTGATAGTCCCTGACTCTTTTAAATGGCCATCAAACACAGCATCAGCTATGAGATCTTTCCATGTAGGAGCTAGGTAGCCTTTATCATTGTCCACTGGATAGTCACTGTTGCTACTCACAATGTATGGATGAAGGCCATGTCTCTCAACATCGCCAATGTCATACACATAGTTACCTTGAGCGATCTGAGCACTAACGCCGTTAGGATTAGGTATGTATGGTGATTGACCAAACATCTGGACAAAGTTCACTCGTGCATCGTCATCGACACCCATGTCAAAGCCTGTGATCATAGATGGATCAAGGACCCATCTTGGCATAGATAAGAAACGAGTAACGTCCATTCCACCTTTATAATGTTGACTAGTGAACGGGATCTGTCTAACAACGACAGTGGGCATGATCTTGCTAGAGTTTGGTGACACTCTGAAACATGTATATATTTCGTTTAATGGAGGGTTCAGATACTGCTTGATGATAGAGTATGCCTGAGTCTGGTTCCAGTACTCTGGTTTGATAAAAGATCTCCCTTCAATCTTAGAATTCGTCTCATAGAAACGTCCATCTACTCGAGCGATGCCAGGATTGAAGATCTTAGAATAGTCAAATGTATCTAGATCGGCATTGTCACTAAAACTAGAGTACCTTTGAACACCCATGATGAAGTCGATGATATCGATGTACTTCTTAGCTCCACCCATACCGAGCAATGAACCGAGACCTTCTGGTATTAAGAAGTGGTCATTGAAGTTTCTGATAAGGCCCTTTACTTTCTTAGCGTCTTCACTCAGACCTTCACCTAGAAAAGCAGTAAAGAAAAGCTTAATGATGTCTTGGTTATCGACGATCGATTTCTCGTTTACTAATTTGTTCCAATCACCACCAAGTCTGGAGACAAATAAAAACTGATCTTGTCCTTCTTCAGGGCCAAACAGGTACGGATTGAAATATATGATGTTGTTCAATGGTGTAAAAGCCACACCTGTAACCATGTAGGCTAGAGTCTTGACTCCTGCTTCATTCATTCTGAGAACTTTCCTGACGCCCTTAACTCTGAACAGACCTTTAAAGCCGTCTTTTACATTATTGATGGGAGCAAGCCTACGTGCATTATCAGCTACCTTAGCAGCTGTGAATGGGTCATTAAGCATGTTAACAAAAATGTAGTCACCCGCAGCGACTGCAGTTCTATAATTGACATCCCCACCTTTGAGCAAAATCTGGACTGTATGGTTTGGAGATGCTTTATTGTATGCAACAGTAATGTGGACAGCATCGTTCTCTACCACTAATGGTCTTCTTACTCTATCTTTGTCAAAACCTGGAAACACATTACTGCTAGTTCTGTTAGCCCAACGTAAGAAAGTTACCACCCATGCAGGTGATGTTTGATGGGACATGTCTTCTTTGCAGTTTGCTGTTAACTTGATCTTGGTAGCCATTAATCGTCACCGCCTGCTCTGAAATTTCTCACAGGCACTAATCCATTCATGTTCTCTCTGAACAATCTAGCAGAATCCTCTTCAGGTCTGTACTGTGGCGCTATTGGTGATGGTGTATCCATTGATGTTGCTGGTCTTGCTGCATTCTTGAGATCTTCAGCATATTTTAACATAGCATCATTCACTGCACTGCCGCCAGTCTCGAACGCTTGTGTGAAGTTCATGATAGCTGAGACCATCTTCTCGCTCATATTAGCAGTCACTTCGGCTGATTGCTTGATCCTGTCGTAGTTCCTGTCGAACTCTCCACGGACCGCTCTCTCTTGATTAGCTTCGCCCGCTTCTACAATGTCACCCAATCTACCGCCACGACCATTGCCTCGTGCGCCAATAGCTGATAGAGCACCTGTAGCAGTAGTCACATCATCAAAAGAAGAGTCTTGAACTCCCATTCTCTTAAGGATCTGACCTCTAGTAAACTGGCTTAACTCTCTGTCATTCTTGCCTTGTAGAGTCTGATCGTACGAGCTAGACTCAATACCTAGTTCTAATACCGGACGTTCCATCTCAGGAGATCTCAAGTACTCAGCAGGAGTCATACCATTAGTCTTGGTCGCTTCTTTTACTTGAGCAGCGATCTTGTCAGCCATCGTATCCGCTTCTTTAGTGAAATACGTAGTTTGACTCTTGATATTCAGAGCTTCTTTCAGAACTTCTTCTGTAGTCCTGCCCTGTTCTTCAGCGATCTTCTTGATGAATGCATCATCTTCAGATAACTCTTCTGACTTTCTGTTAGCAAAATAAGACTTGTCTTTAAAGTTCAAGCCGCCAAAAATGTCACTTTTATCAATAGCAGCAGCTTGAATGGCACCACGTGCTCCACTAGTTGATCGAGTTAATTCTTGATCTAAGTCATATAATGATTTAGCACTATTCATGCCGTGAATCGTATCTTCGTTATAGAAGGCTGAAGCTCTCTCTGCTACAGAGGCAGCGCTGCCTGCAGTACCTGCACCACTATTGACAACGATCTCAGCTATTGATTGATTGAATTGACGTTGTTCTTCAGCATACTCTGATCTGTCCAAACCGAGCTTAACACCTTCCATGAGGATTTTTACTTGAGCTTGTTCAGTAGCAGCTGCGTCACCTAAAACGCCTGAAAGCTTACCTTGGATCTGACTAGCATTAGTCAAATCAGCTCCTCTCTGAAGTCTCAAAGAACCAGTCACATCTCTGGCACTTCTTGTACTACCACCAGAACTCAATACACTACTCATGGCCTGAAGAGACTCGGCTTCTGTATAACCCAAAGCGTTGTTTGTATCTAACTGACCACCACGCTTCATGAACTGGTCATCTAAGCCCAATGCACGTTGCATATTTAGATACTGACCGCTCTTACTCTGATAACGCTCTAGAGCTAAATTACCTAATGGATCTTTCTGTTTCTGTGCTTGAAAATTTGCTTGATAATCGTTGGCCAAGTCTTCTGCAGTGATTGCTTCATATCTATTCTTGTCGAACATCTTAGAGCGCAAGCGCTCATCTGTCATTGCAGTGTAAGCTCCATGAGCTGCCGTACCCATACCGGCTACAGTCATTGCAGCACCACCGACAATAGCAGGAACACCTGCACCGCCAATAACCGAAGCTGCTAAACCACCAGCTACTGTACCGATACCTTTACCGGCAGTGATCAGACCCCCACCAACTTGAGCACCCTTACCAACCAAAGAAGCTGTATCTAAATTTCTTTTACTCTCGTATTGTTTAATAGCTTCTTGGATAGCATCATTTCTCTGTGAGCCAAAAAAGTTCTGGCCCATCATGTTATTGCCATATAAAGCATTAGCCTGATCTGAAAAACCTTGAGTCGCTGAACCTTGAGACTGCCACACTGCTTGCTGTCTGCGTGTAACAGCATCTTTGTATAATGGCACACCGTAATCAACTGCAGTACCGACAGCGGCTAAACCTAAACCTGCAGCACCTAATTTGTCATCCATCATCATGCTACGACCACGAGCCAAGGCACCTTTCATGCCTTTTCTACCGTAAGCATCTAGCATCCTAGCGAATCCACCCTCTGGAGTGGCTCTAGACGTATACGAGAACTCATCACTCTCACCCGACAGTAAGTCTTGACGAGCATTCAAAGAGTCAGTCATACCCTTGGTCATCGCGCTGTTAGTCTGATTTAAGCGGCCAATCTGAGATTGTACGCGCTCAATACGTTTGACTACTTGCTCTTTCTCTTTTTCGTTATTTAGAGAATCGAGCTCGATCTTCTGAAGTTCTTGAAGTTTAGCTTTTCTGCGGTCCAGGATCCCGATGATCTTGTCTTGTGATGCTTGAGTCTGTTTAATGAAGTTATCTACTTCTAGTCGAGACTGAGTGGAAGCTTGTCTGAATAAGCGTTCAGCGTTCTGATCGAAGCCGAAGCCTTCCTTACGGAGACGTTGCATGTTCTCATTGTATACTTGTGATTGATTCTCTGCAGGGCCCCTGATCTTCTCTAGGCGCTGTTTAATCCTCTCCACTTGCGTGTCGAAGACTGAAGTGTCGAGGGCTGCGGAGATTTTTATTTCTTTGTTAGCCACTATTTATCCTTGGGGTTAACAAGGTCCTCTAACACATTGTCGTCCATGGACGCAAGTTCCGCGTTAGTAAAAGTGTCTTTAAAGTCTGAATAATCTTTTTTGATCTCAGGCTCTTCGAAGACAGGTTCTGCCTCAGGCTGCGGTGGAGGTGCCTTTTTCTTCTTCGAAGATTGCTTCTTCTGCTTCTTGATGTGCGATAAAAGGGACTCGCCCTTTTTGATACGCTCTTGTTCTTCTTTCTCTGCTTCTTGGGTGTAAGCATCTTCCTTGTTGGCTCGCTCTTCCAAAATCTCTGGACGAACAAGCTTGAGTGCTAAGTCGTACAGTTCCTCTTCGTCCATGTCTCCCATCTTGGATTCGTAATACTCTCTCAAGACATCAAGAAAATCCATCTCCTGAACTTCTCTCAAGGACATGTGAAAACGTTCGCTTACATAACGGCGTATTTTTCTCTGAAAATATTCATCGGTGTCATAGATGACGTTACCGAGGGCAATGAGCGTGACGTCGTCGTAGAGGTTATTCCTCTCCTTCAACTCCGAGCTTTTTAACGATCTTGCCGTTATCGATGTCCTCACCAATCGCATCTTTTGCCTTTTTAGCTCTATTTGCTAAATCACTAAGAAATAGCTCTTCGGCTTCAATAGCCACGTCTAAGATCTCTTTGATGATGTTGAAGTCACACTTAGTACCCCAGATTTCTTTGTTCCCTTCTTTCCACCAATCTGGAGCTTCGATGACTCTATACTTGAGTTGGGCCAAAGACCAGGCAAGCTTTACAGCAAACTTGTCACCTTCATGAGGTCTTGCACCTATGAGGTCTCGGTATACTGCATCTTGATTAATAAGATCCATGGCATCGAGCAGACACTGGAATTTAAACCAGCCCTTCTTTTCGACGTTGTCCCTCTCACTGAGAACGGTGACGAGAATCCCGGCAGTAGAACCTTCAATGACAAACTGTTGAGCCATAGTACCTCCAAAATGTATCATATCATGCGCTAATCTGAGTAATTATGCTGTGGATAAAAGACCCAAAAACAAAAATTTCCTCTGTCACTCTCACTGTCTTTATATGGACTGCTGTCGTCGGCTTGACGAAAGTGCTCCTATCAGGTAACACCATCGGTACTTGGTCTTTCGGTACGTTCACTGGCCTCGACTTCGCAGCTCTAATGAGCGCTGTGTCAGGTCTTTATGGATGGCGAAAGAAACAAGAAAAAGATGCTGCCAAAGCATCGGAATAATTCAAAATTTCGAGATAAACGAAAATTCTTGTTGTCAACTCGGTTATTTCAGGACAACATTTTCCTACCCGAATTTCAATGTTATGTAGGAGGACCACGATGTCATCTCAGGAAAAGCCAACGTACGAAAACAACGTTATCTGTGTCGATTTTGTCAAGAAGAAAACAATCGATGCTTTGCAGGTAGAAATTCTGCAAGATGCGTTAGAAGAAGTGTACTCGAACACCAATCTCAGAACTGACCTTGAAGAAGCAGGCTACTTCATCCCAAAAAATTGGGGCCACAACGGTCATGCACTAGAGAGTTACAGCAAAGTACTTAACGAGGAACTTCTAGACATCTGGTACGAGCCAGAAGTAGTGGCTTACCTCCGCCCGATCTTCAACAGACTCCGCACTGGCCATGTCGAAGTGAACGGTCAGTCTATTCCTTTGTTGGCTACTGTAGTAGTGGCAGCAGGAAGAGTGATTCCGGTCATCACTGAGACGCTAGAAGACGGAACTAAAATTGCTTACTTCACCGAACTTGATGCAGTCGCCATGACAGACTTTGCTATCAAGTACGACCCAGAAGAAATCAGAATGTACAAATAAACAACAAAAAGGCCACCCTAGGGTGGCCTCTCTATTTAATCAATCAAAGAAAAATTAACCTACGTTCGGAAGTGATGCTGCTCCAGCAGACTCATCCTGATCGCCTTCCTCATCTGCCATCTTGGTCCCGAGGTAGCTCACAGACACTTTAGAAGTAGCTCTAGCTTGTACACCACCGCTGTGTCCTGTTACTTTAGCTTCCACTAAAGTCATAGTGATCTCGCCTGTTTGACGGTCACTTACCACTAGAGTGATGTTCTCTAAGTTCAAGAGGTCTTGAAGCTTAGGAACTTTAGGTAGCTTGTGCACACCAGAACCGATCACTCTGAAACCAGAGCAGTTAACTGGAACTGCTTCTGAACTCGTGATCACGATCTCGTCAGGGCTAAACCTTCCGAGAATGTGTACGGCTTCGTTACCAAAGTTTGCGTTATAGGTACAGCTCTCGTAAATCCCTACTAACTCTTCGTTAGCGTAGACTTTGGCCCTTGCCCCTGTCATTACCTTACTTGTCATAAAATCGTCTCCTTATTATCTAAAAATTAAGCTGCTGCGTCTCTTTCAACCTGGCTGTACTCTAGGTCGATCGGGATGAAGTACACAGAAGTAGAAAGTTTAACTTCTACGTGGTATTTCATCACTGGCCCTGTGATCACAAGGTTTAAGCCTTTGTAACCTAGTGGAGCGTCCTTAGAGCTAGTGATCAACTTAGCTTTTTTGATTTCGCCTAATTTCTTAGATACGAAAGTAAGAGCTACAGACTCTTCAATGTCAGCCAAAGACTCACCTGTGAAGCGAGCATCTACTGATTCATTCAATGTCATAGCCACTAAGTCAGCTGCGTACACTGCTTGTAAGCTGTTGTACACGAAGTTGCTGTCAAAGCCGTAAGTTGTTTGATCACTTACCCAACGTACTACAGTACCGAAGTTTTCGAACAACAGAAGTCCTGCTTCTAGAGCGTCTTCTAATTGATCGATGTCACCGCTGTCGAAGCCTGTTGGGTCTTCAAAGCCAACAACGTTAGCGATCTTGTGAACAATACTCTTATAGAAACCACCACACTGCATACCAGCAGCAACAACCGCTTGGTACCATGGTTGGAAGCTCTTAATAGTTCCGTCGAAAGAAACGTTGCTTGTCTTCTGCATACACATAGTGCCACGGAAGTGAGCGATATCCCCTGCTTTCTCTTTGGCGTCTGAGTAAGTTCCCCAGAAAGAAGGTAGAATCTGACGGTTCTTCTTACGCTTGATTTGAGACATCTCGATAGCGTGAGTCTTTAACAATGCGTTAAGAGCGTCGATTGTGTAAGTAGAACTTGCATCAGTCAAACCTTCCGCGATGTCAGCAGTAGCATCTCTAGAGAAAAGAGGCACGATGAAGTTTACATTCAACGCTCTCAAAGCTCTGTAAGCGGCCACGATGTCAGCTGCAGTAGTACCACCTTTAGAACCACCAGCTAAGAAAGTCTTAGTCATTGGTACAGGTAGACCTTTAACAGCTGTAAGCACAAAGTCTAGAGCTACTGAAGAAGCAGCTGCAGTTTTGTATGCGTAAGCATCAGCTTTGATTCTTCCTGGCATATAGTTGTTGCTTGTAGCGATCCCTAAGGTAGCTACAGCATCAAGGTTTGTCGGTTTAAGGTTTCTAGAAGCTGCAGGTACTGC